GAAATAGGCATCTCAGGTAGTAAGGAGATTCCCATGCAGTTGATCTACAAGGGTGAAGGCGTGGACATCGACGCCACGTTTCAGGCGATAGACAAGCGCATTTCCGCGCTCGAACCGAAGACAGCAGCGAACAGCAAGGATTGGAAGCCTGCGCCGCCTAAGGGCGCGAAGGCTTCGGTGCTTGTACCGGTCGCAGCATCAGCAGGCAAGTGGACCCCAGCGCCCCCCAAAAAGGGGTGGTAAATGCGCGAGAGACATTTTGAAGAAGAAGTGTTGCGGCTGCTTCGCGATGATCATCGCAGGATTGAGCGCATCGAGAAGCTGCTTGAGAGTAAACCAGTTATATTCACCGCGATTTTGATTCAAGAGGATAATCCCATGGCAATCGGAAACATCAATGCGGGTTCCACCGGAACCTTCGCCGCTACGCTGCTCCAAAATGGAGTGGTTGACACAACCGACGTCGTAACCTGGACTTACAGTTGCAGTGATCCCACTGTGACCATCGCGCCCAGCGCCGACACCACCAGTGCCGTCTACAGCGTGCCCTCGAACGATACCGGCACGTCGTTCCAGGCAGCCGCATCGGCCATTGCGCCGGATGGCACAACCGTGGTCACACCGCCCTTGACCGTGACACTGACACCTGGAACCGTGACCGCAGTATTCACGGCGACAATCGCGCAGACGGCGTAATTATGCCCTGGGTAAGTGCCGCTCAGCGCCGATGGGGCAATTCTCCCGCCGGTCATCGTGCGCTGGGCGACGCGGGCGTGTCAGAATGGAATGCGGCCAGCGCAGGCCAGCATCCACCGGAGAGAGCGATGCACAAAAAGACGGTCAATCTCGGCAGCAAGGGCAGCTTTCAGGAGAAGCCAGGTGCGCTCCACGCGATGCTGAATGTGCCGGAAGGCGGGAAGATCCCAGCAAGCAAGCTCGCGCCGCATTCGGGCGATTCGCCCCTATTGCGACGCAGGAAAGCAAGCGCCAAGGGCTTCAAGAGTATGCACCATGGGGGATAGATGAAAGTTTGGGTTGTTTTATCTGGATACGAATTCGACGGCGATACTCCTCGGGCAGTCTTTACGACCGAGGAAGCTGCGCGCAGGTACGAAACAGAAATGAGCGAAAAAGAAAAGCCATTGCCGTTCTTGACTTATGAACTGGAACTCGACCCTAAAGATGCCTGACATGGCGCATGACCGCGTACTCATCTCACCTACCCCATTTCCGCGCTCATCCCTGCGCTTCCGCGAGTTGCAGGCGCCTCGTGTCGTTGACGGCAAAACAGTATTCGTGATCGAGAGGGTGTCGCTGCGCAAGATGGCCCCTTTCTGGCTGCAACGGTATGTCAAAGCACCCTGGCGCGATTACCTTTTGATACGAGCCAATCGCAGAGCAAGCGCAAGAGGGAAGAAGCGCCATGCCTGACACCACCATGAACGCTGACGAAACTGAAGAGCAAGACGAGCCAACCGGCCCGCGCCTAACCCCGTTGCAATTCCCGAAAGGCTATGTTCCCGGCAAGATTGCCCCGTGGATGTGCTCGCCTGAGCCGATCTATGGGCCCGACGAGCTAGGCGAATACATCTCCGCCATCGATCAGATGACGCAGAACGTGAACAAGTGCGATGCTGCGGCGCGCATCTGGGAAGTTCTGCAAGCGTGGGAGATGCGGCTATTCCGGCGCAATTACCAATTCCTCAACGTTGGCTGGAAGGGTTGGGGCATGTTCGGCGGCTCATCGGGCACGAGCGGCGCAGCCAGCATCATGGCGGCTGGCAATGCCATGAAGCTGTTTAGTTGTAACGTCTTCGGCCAACGCCACAAGAAGATTACAGCGCTCTTGAGCCGTGAAGTTCCGGGCACCACTGTTGCGCCGGTGGATGACGAAGATCCAATGGATCAGGCTGCGTCGGAAGAGGCCGAGAAATTCCTTGAAGTCTTTATTCATCAGGCAAATTTGAAAGCCGTCGTCAAGAAGGCGGCAGGCTATTTCTGCACAGATGACCGCGTTGGTTTCCTGACGTACACGGTCGCCGATCAGACGCGCTGGGGCACAGAGTTGCCAAATCGCAAGGAGGTTGCGTATGGAGAGCCAGAATCAGAAGGAGTCACCCCAGAAACCGAGTTGGATGATGCCGCCGAAGAGGACACTGGGTCCATGGAAGAATCCGGTCCCAGCGCAGATCCCAAGGATACCGGCGAGCAACCCGCCCGCCGCGAAGTAACCTTTGTCGGCGGCAAGCTGGAGTGGAAAGTTCCGCTCATGGCCGACGAGGAAGAGGAAATGGGCTGGTGCCGCTACCAGCACGAGGTATCGGTCTCGAAACTCAAGGCACAGTACCCGTGGATACGCGACAAGATCGCGGCCGGCGGCAATGTAGGCGGAATGGATCAGATCGACCGGCTGGCGCGCATCAATGTCCGGCTGGCGGTGCAAGCCTCGTCTAGCTCGGGCGAGGCATACAAGAACGATTCAACGGAATCGGTGACATTCTATCGGCCAAGTGAGTTTGAAGGCATCGAAGACGACGAAATACGCGACTTGTTCAATGAGGCGTTCCCTGATGGGCTAGAAGTTTGGCACGCGGGCGGCAATATGGCATTCTGCCGCAACGCGCGCATGTCGAAGCATGTGAAGTTCGTGCACCCGGGCCCTGGCGACGGGCAGAACCGCGAAGCATTGCTGACAAACTATCTTCCTTTGCAGAAGGTGCTCAATGCCAACATCAGTCTCATTGATCGTTACTTCCGTTCTGCGGTTCCACGACGGTTTGCTCTCGAACCCTATATCGATACGCAACTCCTTAATAGCCAATCCAACGATCCAGCAAAGATCACGCCCGTCACCGGACTTGAAGACAAGCAACTGCGAATTCAGGACATCACCGGCGTGGAAAATGTTCCGTCTCCCAACACTGCGATATTTGAGTTCGTCCAGTGGCTTATCTCAGGCGGACCGGAAGCAATGGATGGCGGCTCGCCGGCGGCATTCGGTGAGGCGGATGGCGAATCGGATCAGGGGGTCTTTAAAACGACGCGGTTGAAGCGCGATCAGGCTCTGCAGGTGTTTTCAATGCCTTGGGGAGCGCTTTGCGAGGGCGTTTGCGCTATTTCGCAGCAGGCGGTCGAGTCCGCAGCCGAAAACCGGATCGCCGACTTCTCGGCATCGCTTCCGGGGCAGAAAAGGCTCAAAATCGAGCTGTCGAAGCTGCAGGGTAACGTGCTGGTACAGCCCGAATCGCTGGAAATACCGCAAACGATGGCGGAGCAAGAGGAAGCGATGGCTTCTCTCCTTGAGCAAAGTTCAAATGTGGCGCTCTATCAGCAAATCGTGAGCGATCCGCGTAATCTGAGTATCATCATGCGGATGCCAACACTTTCCAACCTCGAAAACGAAGCGAAAGATCAGGTTGAGGCGCAGCAGGGCGAGTTTGAAATCCTGATGCGATCCGGGCCAGTGCCTAACCCGCAACTAGCGCCGCTCGCCGATCAGCTCAAGGCAATCATGGCGCAACTCAGCGCGGGGCAAGCACATCCCGAGGCGCAGACACCTCAGGGAGTCCAGGCGATGCAGGCGCTTGAACAGCGGGCGCAGGCGACACCGCCATTGGTTTCGACCGTGCCCGTCGCACAGACCACCAAAGAGAATCACGCGATCCATGCGGCTGTGACGCTGGGCATGATGACTAGCCCGACCGGGCGTAAGCTGAAATACGGCAACGACAAGCAAAAAGCGATTTATCAGAACTTTGACCTTCATTGGAACGAGCACATGGCCATGCTGAAGCAGTTGCAGCCGCCCAAAGAGATGGAATTCAAGGGCAGCGTGACCATCGATCCCTCGAAGTTCCCGCCCCAGGCGCAGAGCGAGATGTTTCAGGCGATGGGACTGGAAGTGCCGCCGTTTGCATTACAACCCGAGGATCAGACGCATGAAATTACGACCGAGAAAGAAGGCGTGGACGCGCAGGGTGTGCCGGTGAAGCAAAAGGTTTCAGTAGTTGGGAAACCACTTTCGTAAGTTGCTCGGGAAGAACTGGCTCGGGGCGCGGCCAGCGTACATCTTCCTAAGTCGTCAGAGGGGACGACCGAGACGGCACCGAGCAAGACGCTCCCGGAATTTCTAAGGAGACAGAGACATGGACGAAGCAGTAATGGATGTTGAGCAGGTAGAAACGCCGGTCGAGCCAGGTGGCGAAGGACAAGGTCAAACTCAGGACGGGGCGCAGCAGCAACAAGCCGCAGACGATCCCTATTCGTCCAAATCCAGCCGCGAGTACTCGGCGTGGCTTAAGACACTGCGCGACTCCGGCGACCCGGTAGCGGCGAAATACGCGCGCCTCGCCAAAGATAATCATGGCTCGATGTACGCGCTCAGGCAACTTGACCCCAAGGGCATCGACGGCGTGCGCGAACGGTACGCACTGCTCGATTCGGTCATCCACAACGATCCCGAGCGCGGCGAGCTAAAGGGCGCAGACGCTATCGCGGCGCTGCAGGACAGCGTGCGCGAATACTCAGAGATCGATCAATTGCTGGCGGAGGGCGATCCGCGCGCGCTTGAATCGCTGGGCGACGACTTCAATGCCGGCCTGGCGAAGCTGGCGCCATCG